GGAGTAAAAGATGTCTTCAAACAGCACACCAAGAATTTTTTCATTTAAAGCTGGCGGGGCTATCGCTTTGGGAGCCGCAGTAAAGATGGGCGCGAATCGCGAAACTGTAGTTTCATGTACGGCCAACACTGACCCAGCAATCGGGATCGCACAAGGTAGCATTTCGGCTGACGATGCAACGGCAGGCGTAAGAATCGAGGTTGCACTTCAAGGCGGGGGAGCAAAAGCAAAGGCAGACGCAAACGTGGCTGCTGGTAAGTTTTTAGTTTCTTCAACAGATGGACAGCTTGAGCAGACAAATGCCGCTGGTGACAGAATTGTTGCCGTTGCAATGGAAAGCGCCGTAGCTGGTGACTTATTTGCCGTTGAAGTTGTGTTAGGAATTGCGACTGGTGCAGACCAATAATAAATAAAAAAGGAGTTTTATATGTCTCAAATGAAGGCGATTGTAGATAAATTATTGACCCAGGCATCAAATAAATATGTGCCTCAAGGTTATGTTTCAGAAAAACTATTGGCAAATATTCCAGTTGTTCAATCTACTGGTAAATTTGGTTCTTATGGTCTTGACCATTTAAGAATTGAAAACACAATCATTGGTGGTCGTGGTGGATTTAGAAGGGTAGATGTTGCTCAAAGATCAACACAAAATTATTCTATCGAAGATCACGGACTAGAAGATGTTGTGACGAAAGCAGACTACAGAAACGTAGAAGCTCCTTTCGAGGCTGAAAAAGATAAGGTTGATGGATTGACTGATTTATTGTGGCTTGCAAAGGAATACTCTTTAGCTTCTACAGTGACCAACACATCAATCATCACTCAAAATACAACTTTAGTTGGTAATGCTCAGTATAGTGCGTTCACAACTTCAAACCCATTAACTGATTTTGCCACGGCAAGAGCAGCTATTCGTTCAGGTTGTGGTGTCCCTCCTGATACTGCAACCATGGACTGGGCCGTGTGGAATTTTTTAAGATACCACCCGCAAATTTTAGATTCTTTAGGTTACAAAGACAACAGACCAGGCGGCTTAAGCACAGATGAATTAGCCAACGCAATGGGCGTTAAGAGAATTCTTATTGCAGAAGTTTCTTACAATAGTGCCAAGGAAGGTCAGACAGATGTTCTAGCTCCAGTATGGGGTAAAGACATTGTGTTCTCTGTTACTCCAGAAAGCGCGACACGTAGACAAACTTCTCTTGGTTATTATTTAACTTATGCTGGTCAAGGTCCACGTAAGGTTTATAAATATGCAATCAACAACCCACCAGAGTCTATGGGTATTTTGGTTGAAGACAGCTACGACATGTTTTTGACAAATGTAAATGCTGCTTACTTAATTAAGAATGCGGTAGCTTAATTTTTATAAAGGGAGGTCAGAAATGGCCTCCTCTTTTTTTGAGGTATATATGTATAAGTCAGAAAGAAATTTTAATTGTGATGGTCTTTCTTTTAAGAAGGGCGATCTTGTAAACGCCAAGCAAGCGGATCAAATGTCAAATCACATTGACTATCTTTTAAAGAATGGTTTTATTTTTCTAGTTCAAAAAGAAGAAGTAAAAGAAGAAAAAAAGTCAAAGAAAAAGGCTGAGTAATGTATTGCACCGCTCCACAAGTAGAGGCAGAATTTAAGCGGATATCTTTTACCGTTGATACTGCCGTCACTCTTGCGGAGGTAACAAGATTTATCGAAGAAGCCAGCGCCCACATTGATTCAGTTTTATCCAATGTGTATATAACGCCTGTCACTGGTACGGTATCACTTTTAGTTTTGCAACAAGTATGTATTTGGCTTGTGGCTCAAAGGGTGAAAGACATCCAAGCTTTAAAGACAAGCAAGGAAAATACCGATCAAATAACTAACGAAGCAAGGCTAGATAAAAAAGCTTTGGACATGTTAAAAAAAATAATTAACGACGAGATGGCTTTGCCTGACGCCTTAAAGGTGACCACTGGATCGGTAAGCTCATATAATGTGCGTAATAATATTACAAGCATTTTTAAAAGGGATGAGCAGCAATGGTAATGAAATTGGTTGTTGACGAAGGTCAAAAATTCAATCAATCAATTAAGGCCATGTCTAAAGGTGTCAATGATTTGACAATCCCTTTAAACCAAATAAAAAAACAATGGTATCAAGGAAACAAATCTATATTTAAACTTAAAGGTCCAGGCAAATATGACTTGCTTTCTTTAAGTTATGCCAGAAGAAAAAATGAAGAATTGGACTTTGTTTATCCTTTGTTACGTGGAAAAAATAGAAATATTGAAGCAGCAATAACAAGCGAAGACGATAAACACGCTTATAGTTTTATTGATAAAAAATCAATTGAATTAGGTGTCAAAAAGTCGACAGAGTTTCCTTACGCATTTGCAATTCATTATGGAATACCATCAAAAAATATACCTGCAAGACCTTACGTATTATTGGGAGTGGAGCAAGTAGCAACCACTGATATAAAAAAGAAGCCAAAAATTTACTTTGAAATAATAAAAGATTATGTTTTACAAGTGGCCAATCAAAAAAAACCTTCAGGTGAAACATGAGAGACTTGGAGTACACACTCGATAATTTAGAATCTATTTTAAAAGCAAGCTTGAATGATGAAATAAATGCAATTAATTTAGAGAAGACAGATTCTTCATCAATGCAAACAGTGAGTGACGATGCTTATTGCTTTCAGTCATTAGATGACGAGGTGTTTAACTTTGATCCAGTTGTTTTATATGGTGTAACTGATATTGAGAATGATAATAACGGCCCTTACAACATTCAGAAAATAACTTTATCCGTGGCTATTATCGCAACAGATGACTGTAATGGTAATGTAATGACTAGAAAAATGTTTCGCTATCAGAGAGCCATTAAACAAACTATAGAAAAAAACTGGAGCAATGGAGAAATTGCTAATAAACTAAATATAAAAAACTTGCTGCCTGTGAGGATTGCAGACCTAAATGGAAGCAACACGCACAGGGTAGTTGGTATTGAATTTGTAACAACCCTTGCATAACAAAGGAAGGTAATATGCTATCAAACCCTAGATCAATTTTTGGAGTTCATTCATTAGCGCCATATGACAGATCAACAGGAGTATTTAAAGGTATTCTTAAAGTTGTTTCCGGCTCATCACTTGCTATTTCAGGTGAGACGGTAGATCTTTACGGCGGATCTTTTAAGTATCCATGGGCCGTTGAAGATTCAACTATCACGGCCGAGCTTAGTTTAAGATTTTCACAATACGAAGATTTTCTTTTTGAAATATTTTTAGGCAAGCAACCGACTGCAAATGTAGCGCAAGCGACCGGATCTGTTTCAACAATCACAAATGTAAAAGGTACGTCCGCAGTTAGCGCGACAGTTGGTATCGCATCGGTTATCGCATTGCCAGCGTCAGAAGCGAATTTAAAGTTTGGTAAATATGTTGCCAAGGTAGCGAGTGCCACGACTATTGATATATACACATCGACAGATATCGACCTAACAAGAGGCACGAGCGTAAGCTTTGAAAATGATCTACAAAAAGTAAATGCATCGCCAATCACAATCGCAGGCACAGGTGGAAACAACGATGTTGCTGCACTTGGATTACGCTTCGTGGGTGGATCTGGCACGGTTGCCATGACAGTAGGTGACACTGCTACTTTTGAAGTTCAACCAATCAACACAAAATCAATGGAAGTTGTTATTGGTGGAAGCACAGATACTTATCCTGAATTTGGCGCTGTTGTTTATGGACAAAAAAGAAGTAATGGAGAAATGATCGAGATCGATTGTTACAGATGTAAAGCTATCGGGATGCCAATCAACTTTGAGCAAAACGCATGGTCAGAAGCGGAAGTAACTGCGAAGGTTTTTTATGACTCTGAGAAAAACGGAGTTATGAAAATTAGACACGTTTCACCAAGTTCAGTTAATTAATTTTATCAGGGCGTCTTATCTTAGGCGCCCTTCTTTTAGTTTCTTCAATTTCTTTTGGAGCTATATGCTTTCTCGGAGCATTCAGAGCGCAATAAGTAACCCATAAACTTACATTACCGCCAGCGAATTGATCGGCCAGAAATTTTATTCTTTCTTTTTCATACTGGCTCACTCTTATTTCAATTTTATAATCTAAATTCTTTGTCATGACTAAAATGCTATTATAAAATCCTTCACAATAATATAAAATTTTAACTAGGAGTCACAATGGACCTATCACAATTAAAGCCAAAAGCTGCAAAATTTATACTAGACAGTATGGGCGAGGAGAAGGAATTCCACCTTAGACCTGTTAATTTGTCAGATGAAGTTTGGTTAAACGAAAATTTCGAAGACATGAGTGATGTATTTGACAATTTACGTATGGATAAAATCGCCCGCATAGTGTTTAGACTCCTCACGGATGAAAGCAAACTCTTTTTTCAAACACAAGACGTTGACACGGTGGATGAAGAAGGAAATGAAATGACCATGAAAGTTGGTGGTGTGAAAATGCTGCAAATGGCAATCAGTGGTTATGAAAATAAAATTAATGTAGTCGTAGCTTTATTAGAGTGTATTGGATTTTCTAGACCAGAAGTATCAAGTGATAGCGGTGGCACAGCTGGTGCCGTAAAAAAAAAGTTGAGTGGAATGTAATTTTTGATTTGTTGTCAAGTCAATATGGTTGGACGACTGATTATATTTGGACATTAACATCAAGAGAAGTTTACTGGAGAACTAAAACTATTAATAGCAGGCTTAAAGAAGAAATAAATTTTGAATTACAATTAAATAAGTTTAAGCCAATATTTAAAGACGAAGTAAAAATAGAAGAAAATCCAGAATTGGACAGAGACGTAAAAGAAAGATTTGAAAAACTTAAACAAGAAAGAGCTAAAAAATGACCGACAAATTAACGATAAAAATTGACGGTGATCCTAAAGGTTTTGATAGCGCGCTTAAAGACGTAGAGAAAAGTACAAGCAAAACAGGTGAGTCGCTCAAAAATGTCGCAAAGGGCGCTGCTATTGGCTTTGCTGCATTGTTAACTGGCGCTACGGCCGCAGTAAATGAAGCAAGAAAATTCGAAGCAATTAAAACTCAATTCGTTGCTCTTACTGGATCGGTAGAGCAAGCAACAAAAACAATGGAAGACCTGAAAGATGTTGCTTCTTCATCGCCTTTTGCATTCGAGGATATTGGAAACGCTGCAAGGAAACTTATTAGCTTAGGTGTTTCCACTAATGACGTTAAAACAAAATTACAACAGCTAGGTGACGTGGCAACCGCATCGGGAAATTCGCTCGAGGGTATAACTGCAATTTTCGGTGCAATATCTGGAGACGGTGAATTGACGGCCCAGAAACTTCAAAAATTAAAAGAGATGTCCATCCCTATTGGACCTGCCCTTGCGCAATCAATGGGCGTTGCTGAAAGTGCCGTAAGCCAATTAGCAAAAGAAGGAAAAATTAGCTTTGAACAATTTGAAAAAGCTTTTTCTTCATTAAGCGAAAGTGGTGGATTTGCATTTGAGAGCATGGCAAAACAAGCACAGACAGCCGATGGAGTTTTGGGATCTATCCAGACAAGCGCGTCTTTTTTTGCCGCTGAAATGGGAGAAAAATTATTGCCAGCGATAAAAGAAATTGGCATTCAATTACTAAGCTTCATAGATAATTTAAGAAAATCAGATGAGTTTTTAAATATTGTAAAGGGCACCATTTCAATTTCTAGTAAAATCATCCTTGGCATAGCCGAAGCTTTCGAGATGCTTGGTACACGCATAGGGGCGATACTCGGCACAATGGCTGAGGTAATTACCAATGTACTTAATTTAAACTTTAAACAAGCCGTAGAAGCTTTTAAAGAAAATCAAAAAGCATTCACTGAGGACGCCTTAAAGATTCAACAAAGCTATTCAGACAAATCAGTAGCCATTGATAAAAGCCTATATGAAGAAAAAGACGCTGCTCAAATTGAAGCTGATAATAAAGAATTATTGCGTTTACAAAATCAGCAAAATCTAAAACTTCAAATGGAAGAAAAAGAAAAACAAAGAAAAAAAGCTGAGTTTCAAAATGCGCTTACTGAGCTAAACAATACAGAAATAATAAAAACAGAAGAAGAGCTTGCTAAATTACAAGAGCGAATTGACGCCAAAACAGCACAAGATGAAATTGCGAAGCTTCAAGAATTAGAAAGACAAGGCAAACATGACGAAGCCGTACTTGGAGCAGAAGAATTAAAGAATAAAAAAATAATTGAATTTAATAAAAAAAGACTCGATCAAGAAAAACAAATACAAGCCGCAAACCTACAAGCAGCTTCAAATTTTGTTATGGCCGGCGCAGCGATTGCAAAGGAAGGATCTGAAACGCAAAAAGATTTACAGGCTATCAATGCAATTATTTCAACATACACGGCTGCAACACA